AATATCATTAACAATTGCGTATTTAGATAGTAATGAAAGTAATGTGCGTACCTTCTTGGCTGATGCGTAGGATAGGCCGTTATTTCGCATGCTATCAATCACGCATTGCATATCAGAGTATTTGATTAAGTTAATAGGCATATTAGCAATTGATTGAATATGATCATAGGCAATACGATATGATTCAATGGCTGATTTACTCACGATTCCAACACGAGTAGGCAGCCATTTTTCATACAAACTTTTAAGCGTTTCAACACATGCACTTTGGCGGTGCATACGGAGATACGCATTTCTTGGGTAGTGCTTAACAGTACTATTCATATGTTCCTCCTTATTAATAACGAAAGGATAAAAGAAATGAACAACTATATTCATGTCCTTGATGTAGACGGACGTCGAATTACGTCCATCGTAGATAATATGATAGTACCTATCGGTGAAGAGGCTTTGTTTAAACAAGCTAAAGAACAATATCCGGATGCTGCTCAATATATATATGGCGGAGATGCCATGTTAGATGCTTTTCTTGATGGAAAAGTTTATAAAAATGGTATATTCGAAGACGCACCAGTAATTGAATATATTCCAACAAAAGAAGAAAAGATCAATGCTATTAAAGCAGAGTATGAACCTCGCTTTAAAACGCTAGAAGAAGCCCAACGCAGATTACTGTTAATGGGAAAATCTACCACAGCTATTAGCGCACAGTACATTAAATTAAATGGAGAAATGGTAGCACGCATTAAGGAGGTGCAATAATATGCCTAAATATATCGGTGATAGTAAAGTTCCTGTAATGGAATTCTGTGAGTACTGTTGGGAAGTTCTTAATGATGATGGCACGTGTCCAACTGTAGGATGCGTGCATAATGATTTACTCTCTTTAAACGAAAGCAAAACCGAACCAACGAAAGGAGAATAGATGCAAGAAGTAGTTACTTTTATTAGTGAAGCGTGGAAGACCTTATCCGAGTCGTTTGCCATTAAAGCTGTACTTGCGATTATTGCTGAAGTAGCGATATATATTCTCGGTTTAAAACACATTCAGGTATTAGGGATATTTATTATCCTGGTGTTTCTTGATTTAATCAC